TGAAAACCGAAATCCTCGAACTCAGCCTCGTCGCCATTCCGGCGAATGCCGCCGCGACCATCCATTCCATCAAGTCGCTCGACCTGGCCGCGCCTGGCCTCCATCCGTCCCGCGTCAGGGACCCCCAGCCGATCGTGCGCCTCACAAAGGGGGCGCCAGCCATGACCATTACCGAACAAATTTCCGCCCTCGAAAACAAACGCGCCGCCCATGTGGCCCGCCTCAACGCGATTCAGACCAAGTGCGCCGAGGAAGGCCGCTCGAAGGACGACACCGAGCGCGAGGAATTCACGACGCTCTCGACCGACGTCAAGACGATCGACGGCGAGCTGGTCGACGCGCGCGACATGGAACGGCTGAACGTCGTCAAGGCGGTGCCGGTCGTGACGACCACCACGACGAAGGCGACGCCGCTGATCACCGTCCAGCCGAACGTGCCGAAGGGCACCGCGTTCGTCCGCGCCGCCTGCGCGATGCTCGTCTGCAAGGGCAACACGTACGAAGCGGCCGAGTATGCGCGCCGGTGGGCTGACTCGACGCCCGAGGTCAGCCTGTACCTCAAGGCCGCCGTGGCCGCGGGCAACACCACGGACACCACGTGGGCCGCGCCGCTCGTCAACCAGACGATCATCAACGACTTCATCGAGTTGTTGAGACCCGCCACGATCATGGGGAAGATCCCCAACTGGCGCAGCGTCCCGTTCAACTGCAAGGTCCCGTCGCAGACCGCGGGCGGCACCTACGGGTGGGTCGGGGAGTCGAAGCCGAAGCCGCTCACTAAGCTGGCGTTCTCGGCTGAGACGCTCGCGATCACCAAGGTCGCCGGGATCGTGGTGCTCACCGAGGAACTCGTCCGCTTGTCGAATCCCTCGGCCGAGGCGCTCGTGCGCGCCGACATGGTCGCGGGGATCGCGCAGTTCCTCGATGCGCAGTTGATCGATCCGGCGGTCGCGGCGGTGACCGGCGTCAACCCAGCCTCGATCACGAATGGCGCCGGCACGGCGGCTGGCACCGCCGACCCCCTCGCGGACGTCCTCACGATCCTGCGGGTGTTTGCGGCCAACAACATTCCGATCGCTGGCGCCGCGCTGATCATGTCCGAAGGCAACGGCCTCGCCCTGGCGTTCCGCCGGAATTCAGGCGGCGATCGCCTCTTCCCGGACATGACGGCGTCGGGCGGGACCATCGAGGGGATCAACGTGGTCACCTCCCAGGCGGCGGGCACGAATGTGATCGGCGTGCAGCCCTCGTATGTGCTGATGGCCGACGAGGGCGGCGTGACGATCGACGTCTCGCGCGAAGCCTCGTTGCAGATGGACTCGGCGCCGGCCAGCCCGGCCGATGCGACCACGGTGCTGGTCTCGCTCTGGCAGCACAACCTGGTCGGCCTCCGCGCCGAGCGGTTCATCAACTGGAAGCGCATCAACACCAACGCGGTGTACTACCTGACGGCCGTGAACTATCCCGCGCCGTCCGCGCTTGAGGCGCCCGGCCGTCGCGACACGAAGTAGCGCATGGGCGTGATCGCGTCGATCCGGTCGGCGCTCGCGCGTGGCCTCGCGCCGACAGCCGCCCCCCTCGCTGGTGTGAGTGGGGGCGGCTGGTGGCCGACCACGGTCCGCGAGCCCTACACGGGCGCCTGGCAGCAGAACGTCGAAATCCGCCAGGACACGGTCCTGACGTACTCGGCGGTCTTCGCGTGCGTCACGCTCATCGCGTCCGACATCGGCAAGCTCTGTCTGCGGCTGGTCAAGCGATCCGATGACGGCGTCTGGCTGGAGGCCGACTCGCCGGCCTTCTCGCCCGTGCTCCGCAAGGCGAACCGCTACCAGACGATCGCGAAGACCGTCGAGCAGTGGATCACCTCGAAGCTGGTGTGGGGCAACGCCTACGTCTTGAAACAGCGCGACGGCCGCGGCGTGGTCGTCGCCCTGTATGTGCTCGACCCGTGCCGGGTGACGCCGCTCGTGGCGCCGGATGGCAGCGTCTACTACCAGCTGCACCGCAACGACCTTGCCGGCGAGGCGGTCACCGGCATCGCCGACACCGTGATCCTGCCGGCCAGCGAGATCATCCACGACACGATGGTCTGCTTGTTTCATCCGCTCGTCGGCGTCTCCCCGATCTACGCGAGTGGGCTCGCGGCGATGCAAGGCCTCGCGATTCAAGGCAGCGCCACGACGTTCTTCACCAACGGGTCGCGCCCCAGCGGCCTGCTGGTGGTGCCGGCCGGTATGACGGCGCCGCAGCTCGCCCAGGCGAAGACGGACTGGGAGACGTTCAACGGCCCGGGCAATGCGGGGAAGGTCGCCGTCATCGCCGCCGACATCAAGTACACCCAGCTGACGATGAACGCGGTCGACGCGCAACTGATCGAACAGTTGAAGTGGTCGGCCGAGACGGTGTGCTCGTGCTACCACGTGCCGCCCTACATGATCGGCGTGGGCGACCCGCCCCCGTATGCCAATGTCGAGCCGCTCCTCCAGCAGTACTACTCGCAGTGCATCCAGTCGCTGCTGAACAATTTTGAGAAGAGCCTCGACGAGGGCCTCGGGATCCTCGAGCCGGTCAACGGCACGCAGTACGGCACCGAATTCGATGTCGACGATCTCATTTGGATGGACACGCTCACCAAGACCAAGGCCGCGGCCGACGCGATCGGGTCGGGGGGCATGGCGCCCGATGAAGCGCGCATGAAGTACTTCGGCCTCGGCCCCGTGACCGGCGGCGACACGCCGTACATGCAGCAGCAGATGTTCTCGCTCAAGGCGCTGGCGAAACGCGACGCGAACGATCCGTTTGTGAGGCCGACGCCGGCGCCGGTGGCCGCCGCGCCCGCGTCGGACGAACTCCCGCCGAGTCAAATCACCGCGACCGCGCGCCATCTGTACGCCAAGGCGCTGGAGGCGAGGGCCGCATGACCGAAGCCGAGGTCGCCGCGATCGTCGAAGGCATCGCGCCGATCACCGCCGAGGCGATTCAGCGCGCCACCGCAGGCCTGGTCCAGCGGCAGCTGATGCTCGAGGCGGAAGTGGCGCGGTTGGCCGCGGCCGCGGCTGACAGTGGCGTGCTGCGGGAACGGGTGGCGACACTCGAGGCGCGCGCGCCCGTCCCGGGACCGCCAGGGCCTGCGGGCCGGGACGGCGCCGACGGGGTCGGGTTCGAGGACCTCGGCGTCGCGCAAACCGACGAGCGGTCCTTCACCATCACGGCCGTCCGTGGCGACCGCGTCAAGGACATCGGCACGGCGCGCTTTGCGGTCGCCCTGTACCGCGGCGTCTGGACGGAGGGCCGCACCTATGAGCCCGGCGACAGCGTGACCTGGGCGGGCTCTGAGTGGCATTGCCAGGCCTCCTGCGCCACGAAGCCGGGCGACGGCAGCAAGACCTGGACGCTCAAGGTCAAGCGCGGGCGCGATGGCAAGGACGGGAAGGGCGCGTAATGGCGACCTTCGTGACGCTCGACCAGGTCAAGGCGCGGTTGCGGATCACGAGCAGCGCCGAGGACTTCGACCTCCAGGCGCTCGCGGACCAGGCCGAGGCGTACATCCTCAACTGGTGCTCGGTCACCGCGTCCTCGAAGGCGGTGGTAGAGAGCTGGACCCCCGTGACCGTGCCCCCCGTCATCGTCGTCGCCATCCTCGCCAAGACCGCGGAGCTGGATCGCTTTCGGGGCGATGACACTGAGGGGCCGCCGCGGCCCGAGGGCGAGGGCGAGGGCGGGCCGAGCGGCCTGATCCGCGAGTTGCTGCGGCCCTATCACGACGCGGTGGTGGCCTGATGGCGAGCGGTACCTACCGGCACCGCGTGACCGTGCAGACGCCAGGGCCGGCCATGCCGGATGGGGACGGCGGCTTCACGAAGACGTGGGTCGACAGTGCCCCGCCTGACTGGGCCGTGAGCATCGCGCCCGTCGGCGCCGTCGACACCGCGATGGCAGGCACGGTCATCGGCACCGCCACGCATCAGATCCGCGGGCGGTATCACGCGGGCGTGACCACGGAGGCCCGCCTGCTGCTCGACAGCCGCGTGTTCCACGTGGCACAGGTCCGGGACGTCGACGAACGCCACCGGACCCTCGAGGTCATCTGCGCGGAGGTGGTCGGCTGATGGCGAGTGTGACCTGGACGGGCCTGGACGAATTGGAGCAGGCCTTACGCACGTTACCCGACCGCCTGACGGGCGAGGCGCAGGGCATCGTCCGCGCCGCCGCCGACGAGGCCTTGGCCACGATCGCCTCGGACTACGCCGGCCACGTCATCTCCGGCAACCTGCAACGCGGGCTGAAACGGCAGGAGCAATCTGCGGGGCGGTATGGCGTGGCGTATCGGATCGTCAGCGCGTCGCCCCATGCCTGGTGGTTTGAACACGGCACGATGGCGCGGCATACCGCGAAGGGGGCGTCTCGCGGCGCCATGTGGGGCGGCCCGCGGCCGGCCGGGCATGTGGTCGTGCCCACGGCGATCCGCGTGCGGACGCAGATGAATCGCCACCTCGTCGCCATGCTCGAGCGGGAAGGACTCCTGGTGACCGGCAGTGTCACGGCCTGATTCCTCGGCCATCGCGAACGCGCTGATCGCGAAGCTGGGCGCCGACACCGCGCTGCTGGCGCTCGTGCCGGACAACGTCCACGAGGACATGGGGCCCGAGGGCGCGACGCGGTTCGTGGTCGTCTCGCAGATCCTCGCGACCGACCAGTCGGTGCTGTTTGAGGGCCGGGTCATCGAAGACGCGCTGTTCCTCATCGAAGCGCGCGTGCTGAAGGGCGCCGGGCCGACGAGCGCGTGTGCCGCAGCCGCGGCTCGCATCGACGAGCTGCTCGAGGACGGCACGCTGGACGTGCCTGGCTTCCAGGTGTCCGCGATGTTCCGCGAGGAATTCGTCCGCGGCACCGAAGTCGACGAACGCGACCGCACCATCGTTTGGAAACGCCGCGGTGGCCGCTACCGCGTGACCGCCACTCGCGAACCCACCGTCACCGTGGCCCGCACGCGATCCCAGGGCGTCGTGGTGTTACCCAGTCAACCGGCAACCTAAGAGGAGACGAACACATGGCGATTCTTTCTGGCCGCAACGGCTTGGTGAAGTACGACCCGGCCGCGACCACCCCGACCGAGATCATCTCGATCAACGCCTTCACCATCAGTTGGAAGACCGACAAGCAGGACGTCTCATGCTTCGGCGACCCCAACCGCGTCTATGTGCCGGGTCTCCCAAATGTCCAGGGCACCGTGGGCGGATTTTGGAATTCTGCTGATGTGACCCTCTTTGAAGCCGCGCTCGCCGATACGCCCGGCATGCTCGAACTCACCCCGAACGACACCGAGCCCACCTTCAAGTTCAGCGGCTTGGCGTACCTCGACGCCGATCTCGACTGCAAGGTCGATGGCGCGCCGACGGTCAGCGGCACGTGGATGGCGGCCGGCCCGTGGACGATGGCGACCGGCGTCGCCGTCTTCGGCGCTCGGCAGACACGGCACAGCGCGCCGGCCGCGCAGGCGCCCGCCGCCTAGCGCGGTGTTCCGCGACCGGACGTTTACCGGGAACAGCGGCACGCTGTCGTGGACCCCGAGCACGGCTCGGCCCACGTCAGGCCGGGTGCGGCGCGTCTCGCACCGGGTCACCGTGCGCGGGGAGGCCGGGGCCGTGCTCTTCAGGTCTCGCCCGGCGGCCGAACTCGGCGCCTGGACGATCACGAAACAGGACGAGCCGAACAAAGCCCCGGTCTGGCTCCTAGCGGCGCGCGTGACACGGGCGGATGCATTCCAGTGCCGCCAGCGGCCGCTGTTGTTCACGGCCTTTCGCGACAAGGGCCTGTGGTGTTGGGGCGTGGAGTCGCTCGACCTCGTGGGCGATGCGCTCTATGCCGTGCTCGGCCAGCCCGAGCAATGAGGGGACGTGTATGGGGATCAAGGAACGGCGCTGTCGGTTTGTGCAGGGGGATGTCGTGCGCCTCGCCCTGAGCGGCGGCGAGTGGATCGACGTCAAGAAAGAACTCAACGCCGGCGAGGCCCGCCGGATCTTTGCCTCGCTGGTGAAAGAGATGCACGCCGGCCAGCCGACGAAGCTGGACCCGGAAAAGGTCGGCCTCACGAAGGTCGTCGAGTACGTCATCGGCTGGTCGCTGCAAGGCACCGATGGCCGGCCCGAGCCCGTCAGCGAGTCGGCGATCGACGGCCTCGACCTCGACACCTACCAGGAGATCGTGGCGGCCGTCGATGCCCACGACCTCGCCTGTGAGACCGCCCGGCTCGCCCGAAAAAACGACCGGGATGGCGAGAGTCGATCGCCAGCGACCTCGCCATCGCCCGACGCTGCAGCTGGCGCGTCGAGTGGGTTCGCGCGCTGAGTCGCGACGACTACGAGGTGCTGGTCGACATGTTGACGCAGGAAGCAAAGGCCGCCGAGCGCAAGGACACGTAGATGCCCATCACCGCCACCTTTCAAGCCGACTTCGCCGCGTTCTCGACGGCCGTCATCGCCGCCGAGACGAAGCTCGTCTCCTTCGAGGGCAGCGCGAAGAAGGTAGGTAACTCGCTGTCCGCGATGGAGAAGTCCATCTCTGGCGTGTCCATCATGCAGGCGGCGACCATCGCGGCCGAGGGCGTCGAGCGTTTGGGCGGCGTCACGAAGCTGACCTACAACGAACTGCAGCGGCTCGGAAGTACGGCGCAGGAAGCCGTCGACAAGCTGAAGGCGCTCGGGCAGAACGTCCCGACCAACATCCAGAATCTCGCGGATCGGGCGCGCGGCGCGTCTGAGGAAATGCTGCGGCTCGGGGAGTCGACGAAGAAAGTGGCGGAAGGCAGCAGCGCGCTCCAGAGCGCGCTCGGCGGCATTGCCGGCCAGCTCGCCGGGATGTTCACGGTCGGCGCACTGGTCGCCTTTGGTCGGGAGGTGCTCAACGTCGGCGACCACGTGCAGAAGATGGCCGACCAGACCGGCTTGACGACCGAGGAAGTGCAGCGCCTGAGCTACGTCGCCGGGCAGTCGGGCTCGTCGATGGACGCGATGATCTCGGCGGTGCAGAACCTGCAGCAGCGGCTCGGGGATGATTCGTCTGGCGCCGCGGGCGCGATCAAGAAGCTCGGGATCAATCTGGAGCAACTGAAGCAACAGGGACCCTATCAACAACTGATCACGCTGGCGACCGCGATCGAGAGCATCAAGGACCCGACCGAGCAGGCCGCGGCGGCGGCGGGCGTCTTCGGCAAGACCTGGAAAGAAATCCTGCCCGCCATCAAGTCGGGCATGGAGGGCGTCGCCAACCAGGCCCCGGTGATGGCCGACGCGACGATCAAGTCGCTCGATCGCGTCGGGGATGCGCTGGGCCGCGCGAAGGCGCAGAGCATCACCTGGGGCGGCGCCTTCGTCTTGGCGCTCGAACAGTCCGGCTTTGCCCTCGGGGATTTTCTGTCGACATTCAATCCCGAGCATTTCGGTGTGGCGAACTCCGTGCTGCTCGAGATGGAGGGGCGCCTCAACGATCCCGATGGCATCCGG